GCAAGCAATAGCTAAAATAGAAAAGTGACCACTTAATATAGACGAATGTAATATAACTTCATTAAATTATCTTATTAAGAAAACAAAAGAATATGTACGTGTAAAAAATGTGAAACTTGTGTTAGTAGATTATTTACAACTAGTATCATATTCTAATAAAAACTCTACAAGAGAACAAGAAGTTAGTAAAGTTGCAAGAACTTTAAAAAACCTAGCAAAAGAACTTAATATTACAATCATAGCATTATCACAGTTAAATCGTGGTGTTGGTATGCGTGCAATGGGTAAACCTACATTATCAGATTTACGTGAATCTGGTGAAATAGAACAAGCATCTGACGTTGTTATACTAATACATAGACCTGAGTACTATGGAATTGAACATGACGACAAAGGAGAACTAACTAAAGGTATGGCTAACATTATATTCGCTAAAGGTAGAAATATAGGTGTTGGTGAAATACCACTTAGATTTAATAGTGGTTTAACTAAATTCGAAAATCTATGAAAATACAAACTAAAATTATACTCGCGTTTGCATTATTAATGGTAGTTATATATATATCATATACATTAATTCTATACACAGCTATTGGACTTATATTTATATATGGGTGTCAACATTTTGTGAATAAAATTATGAAATATATAAAATAAATGATATATTTGCGGACTCAATCACTTAAATAAATAAGTGTATTATATGAGAACTACTAAGTTTAAACAAATTATTAATGAAATATCACACGATTTAGGTGTAGAAAAACAACTGGTAAGAGATGTACTTATACTACTCTTTAAAGAAATTGCAATAACACTTATCCTTAAGGGTAAACCAGTGTTGATAAGAAGATTCGTAAAACTTGTAATTGCATTACGTGGATTACGAAAAATTAAAGATGATATAAACAATGTGAAAACTAATGAAGATGAATCTAAATGAACTAAAGAAAGAACTACCATTTAAGTGGAGAGTACAATCTGCAAAATATGGTAAAGCTACATGTGTTGCTTACATAGACGCGCGTGACGCACAAGATTTACTTGATGAAATAGTTGGGCCTGATAAATGGTCTACAGAATACTACGAGTCATGTGGTTTACTTATGTGTCGTGTAGGTATATATACAGACAGCGGTTGGGTATGGAAATCAGATACTGGTTCCGAATCTAATGTTGAAAAACAAAAAGGTCATGCGTCAGATGCATTTAAACGTGCTTGTGTATCATGGGGTATAGGTAGATTTTTGTACAGACTACCAATACAAACTCTTAAAACCAAAGAATACAAAGGTAGAGAGTATCCATATGCACCTGAAAAAGATAAAATGATATTTGATGGTGACACATTAACTAAATATATTAATTGGAAAATTAAAAATAATAAATAATGAAAGTATTACCTTTTGACCTAAACACTACTAGTACAAAACCTAGTGGTAAACAAGAATACATAAAACCTGGAGCACATCAGTGTAAGGTTGTAAGTATCACAACATCTGACCTAATTGATAACTATAAAGGTTCACCATTTATTACATTTAATGTAGAAAGTAATGGTAAACTTGGTAGAGTACAAATGTGGGCAGTTAAACAAACAGATAAACCATCTACACAAGATTGGAAAAAGAAACAAATGAAAGACTTTCTTGTAAACGCTGGTGTTTCAGATTTTTCTGATGATTCTAAAGCTATGAATGATGTAATAAATAAAGAACTTATGATAACATTTATATCAGAAGAATATGTCACTACTAATAGAGAAACAGGAGAACCTGTTATACGTGAATCTGTAAAATATAGATGGAGTAATAAATTAGGAGCTAAGTGTGCGTATAATGCAGATATGAACAAAAAACTTTCTAATGACGATAGAGGTAAATATCAGACTATGATGGAACAATACAATAGTGTTAGTTCTTCAGTAGAAAATGCAGACGGTAATACATTTGAAGACTTACCGTTTTAATTAATACTCTATATGGTAAACGAAATATTTATAAAGGGAAATGTTCCTAGTTCTAAGAATGGAAAAAGATGGACAGGGAAGTATCTTATACATTCTAAGACTACTATGAAGTATATTCAAAATACAATGGAACAATACATGGAAAACAAAGAAGTATTTAATTGTTTAGTTAGTAATTTGAAACCCCCTTATAACATTTCGTTTACCTTTTATAGAGGTTCTAGACGTAAATTCGATTACATTAATCCTGCACAAACAGTACAAGATTTAATGGTTAGGTATCAATGGATAGAAGATGATAATTGTGAATACATTATACCACATTTTAAACCATATGTATACGATAAAGAGAACCCTGGAGTAAAAATAGAAATATTATGAATGTATCAAGTATAAACGATTTTGTAGAAAAATATTGTGAACTACATGAAATAACACAAAATAAATTATTTTCATCAAGTAGACATAGGCCTTTAGTAGAAAAAAGAATGATATTAGCTTACTTTTTACGTAAAGGTACAAATATGAGTTGGAATGCAATAGGTAGATTAATGAACAAAAACCATGCTTCTATGATACACTATGTAAATAAAATAGAAACATTAATCACAATATATCCATATTTAAAAAGAATGTTTGATTCAACTAATGAATTATACGCTCAGTTTGAACACTCTTTTAAAGAACATAGTAATATATATAAAGAACTATTAATAGAAAATCAAAAATTAAAAGATAGAATTAATAGAAATATAGATATAATAAATACAATTATAGAAGAAGATAAAAAAGGATATTTAATACAAATTGAACAATAATGACAAAAAAACAAACAAAAACTAAAATTAAAATACAAGGTAAAAACCATATGATACCTGTAGAAGTAAAAGATACTATAGACTTTCTCAGTAGAATTATAAGAGCTCACGAAGTAGCCTTGTTAACATGGTGTCACAAAATATATAATGGTAAAGCTGTAGATAAAAAAGATATAGATACACTTTATGATGAAATGCATAAATATATTATGAGAATACCTGATGCAGAAAACATTTTAAAAGAAATGGAAAAAGTAGACGAAAACAATAAAGTTGTTGAAGATGAATCTAACGCATCATAATTACTACGAAGACAGGGAGTATGTTTCTAACAGTATGTTAAGTAATATATCTGTATCTCCTAAGTATTTTAAACATATGTATGACAATCAACAAAGTCCAACACCTGCAATGAAACTAGGTAGTGCAATACATATGATGATATTAGAACCTATGAAGTTTACACAACACTATGCTATACAACCTAAATTTGACAAACGTACAAAACAAGGTAAAATAGATAGTGCAGAATTTGAAAAACAAAATCAATTTAAAACTATTATTAGTGAATCAGATTATGCTTTGTGTGAACAAATATGTTTTACTGCTATGAGAGACGATACAGTTTCTAAGTTGTTGCAAAACGGTGAAGCAGAAAAAATTATTACTTGGACTAATAAATTGTATGGTATTAAATGTAAGGGTATGTTAGACTATCATAGAGATAATATGATAATAGACATCAAAACAACTAAAGATTGTTCTTACAACGGTTTTATGAAGTCTATGAGACAATATAAATATCACAAACAAGCTGCGTTCTATATAGACGCCGTTAAAGCAGATAGATTCTTTATAATTGCTATAGAAAAAACCGCACCATTTGCTATCAATATATTTGAACTTGGTGATGACATGATAGAAGAAGGTCGTGATATGTACAATAGTGAATTAGAAATATACAAATATTGTATGAACAAAGATTATTGGCCTAGTACAGGTTATGACCCATTGAATAATAAATCAGAAAGAACAATACATATATTAACTAATAACTATGAAATCTAAATCAGTATTATTCGAAGGCGGGGTAGAAAAAATATCTACCCTTGCCGATGGTTCATTAAGAGTACACATAGGTACACCTGAACTATCAGATGAAACTATGGTAAATTTATTTAAAATGAACAGAAAAACAGGATATGTATTACTATCACCATACCCTGTAAATAAAGACCAACAGGAAGCTGTAGAAAAAGCTAGTAGTTCTATAGAACACGAGTCTACAGAGTTTGGTAATAAAACACCAAGTCAAAGACTAAGAAATGTATTGTATGTACATTGGGAACAAACACAACCAAAACAAATAAATCCTGATAATGGACAATTAGAATTGGTTGAATTTGATTTATTTTACAAAAGACAACTAAACAAAATTGTAGAACATTATAAAACTAAACTAAACTAATGGCAGTAAAAAACTTTATATTTAAGGGTAATGGTAAAAAAAAACGCCCAGGGATACACTCTAAAAACGCAAGTAAAAGTCAAACTAAATTTAAAAAGAAATATCGTGGACAAGGAAGATAAAGAACATAACAAATATTATTATGAATTTGATAGAAATTTGTCACACACAAGTTCTACAAATAATTCAAATAATAACAAACAAGATAAAAGAATACCTGAATATTATAAAGGTAAAGAGGGTTATGAAGCCAGAAAGGTATGTGATAATTT